TTGTAAATTTTTTCCACACCTGTTTTGGATGAGGAGCTTTTGCTAGACCTTCTCTTGTCTTCTTTGTTAACTCTAAAGCTTCATCCTCTAGAGGGTCTAGTCCTTGTTTGATAGCCTCTTCGTCATCTAATATAGGACGAATCTCGCTATTGAAAAACCCTCCGGGTTGAACTGTTAGCTTTCTTCCATGTATTGCAACTGCTGCTATTTGTGTGGGTTGTGTCTTTTCTGGGTTGACAGAACCGGTTTCAAAATCAAATACAATTATATCTCTATAGTTCATGAAATCTTGCCTTTTATCTCCAAAAATTTGTCTATGGCATCAAAAGGACTCTTGTACATCATGCTAAATTTGGCTTTTCTATTATCAGAATGAACCTGATACAAATCAGTCTTGACAGTTCTTGTGTAATGATTGTTTATCCTGCAAAGAGATAAATCGTTACACTCTATAGAACAGCCATCTAAAAGCACTTCACTGTAATGTTTCTTCATCTATAACTCCAGTTAAAAGTTGATCCCTTACTCCCATAATTTTATCCAATAGATTGATACCAAGAACATCAAATTTTACATGACCCATAGCCTCAAGATCTACCATTTCCAATCCGGCGATTTTATCGGTGCCATTGGTTTCTTTGACCATTGGGCACGACTTGTTTAAGTTTTTGGAAGATATAACAACCCCGGCGGCGTGCTTACCTTGAGACTTGTATGTCCCCTCTAACCTCATTGCTTGCTCGAACAACTTTGCGTAATCACCAGTCAGAATACCGTCATCTTTTAATTCGCAATAATCACTAAGAGCCTCTGGCTGGTAGGTCAAAGTCCATAATATCGACGATGAATTTGATATGGATTCTAGCTGGTCTGAAATTTTATCTTCTTGCGGTAGAGACTTTGTTATCCTGTTCATCTCATCAAATGAACATGCGTCATGAACTCTCAGCACTTCCTTTAAAGCACTTCTTCCTTGCAGTCTACCGAATGTTACCATTTGACAGACCCTGTCATCGCCATACTTAGATCTTATATACTGTATAACCGAATCTCTTTTTGTTGCCGGGACATCTATATCAATATCGGGTAGGGAGATATGATCTTCCGTGTTCCTACCCATATTATAAAATCTCTCAAAGAGCAAGTCATATTCTATTGGATCGACTTCGGTTATACCAATCAGATATGAGATTAGACAACCTGCGGCAGAACCTCTTCCGGGGCCAGCCAACCAATTCTGATTCTTAACATAATCTACAATGTCTCTAACTATCAAAAAATAACCGGACAGATTTGCCCGGCTGATGACATCAAGCTCTTCTTTTATTCTATCAACGTACTGTTTAGTTTTTTCTTCGGTGTTTACTTTCCCCTCTCTTTTTAACCTATTACGCCAACCGTCTCTACAGAGATCCCTGAGATACTCTTCTTCTGTCATATCTTTAGGGCAAGAAAACTTAGGAAGCATGGGGTGGCCTAATATATCGTAATCCTCACAGCCGTCTGATATGAGCTTGGAGTTATAAAGCTCCTCTTCCGAATGAAGAGACTCCATTTCTTCTAGCGAAGGTATGTGGTAGTTGTTTGATTTAAAAAAAGAAGAGAGAACAATATTTTCGTTATTTTTCAGCCTATCATTAACCTTTTTTAAAGTAGTTTTCATCGCAGAGCATAGTATTATCCTTTGATCTGCGGCGTCTTCTTTTGTTGGATAGTGTGAGTCGGCTGTTGCCACTGGGGGAATGTTTGTTTCCCTGCTAACCTCTCTAAGGCATTCTGCTATGAGTTCTGCTGCGGGAAAATTATCCTTGTCTATAAGTTGTATCTCTACGAAAAAATTTCCAGCACCAAAAATTTTGAGATATCGTGAGGCCATCACGATTGCATCTTCTTTCCAGTTTCTCTTCAAATGCTTTGCTGATTCTTCATAGGTTTTAGCAGAGTAACCAGCTTTCACATCTTTAAATAGCACATTTGCTAGGTCGCTGCCCGGATGACCACTAAAGGCTACTAGACTTCCCTTAGTGTCTCCAACTATCTCATCCAGCAAGTTAAGGTCTAGTCTTGGTTTAAAATAAAACACATCCTCTTCATTACTTCTAGATGTAGCTTCAATTAATTTGTTCCAACCTTCAGTGTTCTTAGCTAATACTACCAGATGAGATAGTGAACGATTCTGTTTATCTTTTAGTTTAGCATCATTTGATATATAAAATTCACAACCTAGTATTGGTTTGATATTTTTTTCTCTCATCGCCCTCACGAACGAAACGGCTCCAGAGATTGTACCGTGATCAGTTATTGCACATGAGGTATATCCAAGTTCAGAGCATCTGTCGGCAACTTGAGACGGCTTTGAGAGGCCGTCTAGGAGGCTGTAGTGTGTGTGTAAATGCAAAGGTGTCCAAACTGACATCTTGTCGTCCTAAAATTCTACTGGGTCAAGATCCTTGTATTTCATATTGTGACAATCAGTAGAAACCTTCCATCCGTTAGAAGGATCTATGTCACCCTGCGAATAAAAATGCGCTTGCTCAAAGTATTCCTTTGCATCCTTCTGTCCACAAATCCAAGCTTTCAAAGGCTTGGTCCCTTTAAACTGAATGCTTGTGAATATATATATATCTGGCTTTTGATGAGCACTGGTTTCTGCGACAGAAGCATCGTAAGAATCTTGAGGGGGTACAGACCTTCTTTTCGATTTCACCTCTATCTTTTTACCATCTCTTATTAAGTCATGGTTATACTTATCCCGACCCTCATTGTTACTGATTATCTCAGCTTGAATATAACCGGCAACGATTTCCTCACCTAGATAGCCAGCAAAGTTTCCAGCCCCCTTTAGAATAGAATTATTTATCCTACCTAGATTTTTAGCCTTGACTCTAGCTCGCTCAACCATCTCCTCTGTGAACTCAACTTCAACTATGTTTGATTGCTTTGTCATATAAATATCTTCCCGTGGCTACATCCTCTATCGCTAGACCGGTTGCATCAAATAATGTCTTATTAAAAGATTCGGTATTTGTTTCCCCCTGAACTACCAGCGATAGTGGAGACCAAACCTGTCCAGAGATCTGCTTTTTAGAGTATTGAATCTCGCCCGAATGAGAGCACTGAACCCACTCATCATAGCACACAAGGTCCGAATTTTCTAGGACGCAGGAATGAAGCTCCCTTTTTCCTTCGGCGTCTGCCCCAATCGCATTAATGTGAACGACAGGTTTGAGAGCATCATTTTTTATGAAGGGTTTTCTGGACGGTGTTAAAGTGGTAACTATGTCAGAATCCCATAGACAGTCTTCTAGATCTTTACAGACTACCACTAAGGATCTACAAGAGATGGATGGTTTCTTGAGAAGTTGTTCCTTGAGATTGTTAGCCCTATCTACATCTAGGTCAAATAGCTTGATAGTTTTTATTTCTCTTACAGATGTCACAGCTTCAATTTGTCTGGCTGTCTGATTGCCACACCCCACAAACCCCGCAGTTCTAGCGTGTTTTGGGGCCAGATATTTTGTGGCCACCCCAGTCACCGCTGCTGTGCGAATTGCTGTCAGAGTTTCCGCATCCATGATAGCCAGAAGATCGCCAGAGTCTACGTCGTTTATAAGAACCTTTGCAAAGATTTTAATCTTGCCCGGATCTTTTATGTTTAAACTGGCCCACTTAATCCCTGCGGTTTTATCAACAACCGCTGGCATAGCCCTGAAGTCCCCGTTAGGAACGTCCATGTAGACTTTTGGTGGCATCTGTGTGTTGTCTATGTTTTTGAAGAGTGTATCAATAACATCTATACACTCGGTAACGCTTACTAGTCCAGCAACATCCTCGTTATTAAAGTATTTAACCGGGAGCATCGTAGTACCCTATGTTGAACCCTTGTTTTGTACATTCTGCCGTAGTCCTTTCTAAACCCTTCTTTTGTAATTCCTCATGAACATATTTACAGATATTTTTATTAGTTCCCTCCCAGTTGTTTTTATAGTAAGTACAAAGTTTTTTACATTTCCAATGATTCTGTTCTTGTGAAAGAAGTCTTGGGGATTCGTTTTGTTGTATTTGTTTAAATCTTTTTTCTAACATCTTTAAGAAGGACTCTTTGTCAGACTCGTCGAAGCATAGAGAAAATGGACCTCCATCTCTTATATAAAAAATAGACATTATGGATTCGCTATACTGTGGGAATAGCTTTGATATAGCGTAGTGGTATAATAGAAGTTGTGGGTCTTTAGATAGTTTATCGTAGTCCTTCTCTTGTCCTGTTGCCCAATCTATTCTTCTTCCAGTCTTCCAATCTATAACTTCTATGACATTCTTGGAAGTTTCTGTAACGAGATCTATCGTTCCTTTTATTGCAAGGTTTCCCTTAAGCGTCGTGCCGTTAGGCAGTTGATAATCATATTCTGCCCATGGCTCATCTATAGATATATCAAAATGAGGTTCGGCAGCGACTATTTTTCTAGTTCTGGGGTCAAATTGTCCCTTATTGTATTCGAGAGCCATCCAGACCCATTTTTTACAGTTTTCTAGATCAGACTTTACAAAGGTGTGTGTACTCTTGCTGGTGTAGAAGTCTATGCTTTTATCTGTAAGTTTCTTTACAAAGTTGTCCGATAACATTATATCTTTTGTGAGACGAATTCTACCTAAAGATTCGTCCGTGAAGCTCTTTTTTTTATCTTGAACTGCTTTCTTGGAGCGTGCAAGACATTCCATAACTTTATGGACTATAGTCCCCATCTCCGCTTTCTTCCCAGAAAGAGAGGGGTAACCAAGCACATAGTTTATATAATACTGCTGCTGGCAGTAGTCATAATTATTATATGAGGAACTTCTTATGTAAGTTACGATCATTCAGACCACTCCAAGGCGTCAGCGATAACTGGTAAGTGTTGTGAGAATACGCCCTTGATTTCATCTGCAATTCCCCTGTGCTCTTTCTGTGTTGATTCATCTGTTCTTAGCTGTATGTAGTGAATCCAGCTTCTAATCGTTCCATTCATATACATTCGCGTTTTAGTGCTTAGGGGTAGCAGAAATCTTGCACTTTCTTTAGCCACCCCTCTCTCCAAGGCTTCCTCATAAAAATTGTTAGTGGCTTCCTGAACCTTTTTATGTGTGTACTCGAACCAAGTTTTGTCTTTTTCTGGGAGATCGTTAAACGAATTCTGTCGGTTCTTTATATCCTGCCTTCTTGGTTCTACATATTCAAAACCTTGAGCTTTAGCATACCGTTGGCTAAATTCCTGAAAGGAAAAACTTCTATGTCTTAGAATTTGCGCGGCTATTCCTCTGGTTGTGTTAATTTCAATAACCATATTAGCCATTTCGAAAACAGACCAGTGTCCGTGTGTTATGCAAAATTTAAGAAGTTTAGATACGTCTGGATTGTTTTGATTTTTTGGATTGCTTACTCTAGCACAGTATCCTATTGTTTTTTCTGCGTCGGGAGTAATAGAGATTAACTTAATCTCTCCCATATTTATCCTCAATTCTAATTATATCTTTTTCTTCGCAAGTTCCAAATTGCATCTCATATATCGTCATGTCTGTATCGCCAGTATTTTTGATCTGGTGTGCGTCGTTTTTTCTGACATGAATATAAAAACCCGGAGTAACTTTCCATTCTGTGCCGTTGTATTTAAAAATACCATTACCCTTTACTACATACCAGAACTCGCTCCTCTTGTGGTGCTGTTGATAAGATATCTCTTCTCCAGAACCTACAGTTATCATTTTAAAAACGACTTCCTCTGATCTAAATATATCTTTATAAGATCCCCAAGGCTTAGAAACTGTATTGTCCATTACCTAGCCTCACTCTTTACGGGTTTTGTAAAGCCAGCAGGCTCTACTGACTGAATCCATCCCCAGTCTATTAAAACATTTAAAAGCTCTTTATTACATTCTTCTATTGTCATGTCAGAATTGTCTATAACATGATCAAATTCACAGTATTTCTCTAAGTCGTTTTCGCTTGAATGACTATCCTTCTTGGGTTTCCGAAGCAGACGAATAATTTTTCCACCGGCTTCATGTATCGCGTCGGCCTCGTTTCTAAACCTGCAATCTCCTATTATGGCAAGCTCACTTTCATCATCGACGATGTTATCCAAGCAGATAGAGGTCCAGATATCTGGTTTGATTCGTCTACAAATATCAGTGCCAAAATATTGCAAGAATTCTCTGGCGCTCATTGGGCCGCTATCATCCTTCGAACGCAAGGAGTCTGGCAAACTTTCCCACATGATGTTCGTAGGACTGTTTTTCTCATCCTCGGTCCCGTAGCACTGCTCATACTTAAGACCGAAAACACTAACACAAAGTCTTTTTAGCGGCGTGGCAAAATTATACGCCCTGACGAACGGCCATATCCTCTGTGAGGCATAGTTTGCGAATTCAAAATCATTCCTTTCTATGTCTAATACCCCCATTCCCTCAGATATGTTCCCGTTCTCGTCTGCGGTTGTAGCATTTACAACCAACTTCCCGGCATTATTTATTTCAAAAACCTTTATGGCTTCGGTTCTTTTCATTTCGTAGCCATGAAGAAAATTCATTCTCGTAGTCTTGCCGCTCTGCTTAGACCCGGAGAAAGCTAATATTTTCTGACTCATACCATACCCTCCAACTGCGGCTTTAATATTTTCTCTATGTCAGAAATGCTCATTTCGCCAACATCCTTGTGTGGATCTATACTGGGTGTGTATATATTGAACAGTCGCTCGCACTGAGATCTTATTTTTAAACCAGCCTGTTTTCCTGCTTCGTCATTGTCTGTGAGTATTATCAAATTCAACGCCCCAGACCTCTCTAGTATTATACGCTGATAGTCACTTAAATAGCAACCAAACATCCCAACAGAATTTCTGATACCAGCCTCATGAAGACGCCACACGTCACCCTGCCCTTCCACAACAACAACGCTGTTGGTTTCTTCTATTGCATCTTTTGCATTCCAATAGTTGTATAGGAAATCGCCCGTATTAAACCCCTTACTATTTACCCATTTGTGTGTTGTGGGCCTTTCATCCAGAGACCTTCCTATACACCCCACCATATGCTCACGCTCGTCATCATAGACAGGAACAACTATTCTATTATACATAGGTTTTTTTGGATTGTCACAAATTCCCACATCAAAAAACGACAGGGTTGCTTGACTAAATCCCTGTCTGAGATAATAGTCTACAGGCTGACGTAAACTGCTAATAACTTGATCCCTAGTGACTGCTGCCGTGATAGCCTTTTTGTTTTTTAAAATACTGTTGGCACATCGTATAAAACTATTCTTCTCTCTTTGAGATGTGTCTACTCTAATATCGTCTGGAGAGAAGTTCATTATCTTAAATCCAAAAGAAACTGCCTCCTTAAAGCTAACCTCTTTTTCCTGAATGTGAGACAAAATTCCTCGTATTAATCCTATCGAAGAATTGATGTACTTTTTCTCGCAATGATGTGTCCAGCAGGACCATACTATTTGATTTGGAAATATGTCGGATTGCCTTATACTAAATCCATCCTTCTTGTCCCCGCCATGCACAGGGCACGGACAATATATCCAATCATCCTGCTCAATATATTCGACACTGAAATGATCTAATATATCAATTATTCTTTCGGAAAGTTTTTCTGAAAGAACATTTATTTTTTCTTTTTCCAGTTTTTGCATTTCAATTTTTCAACTGAAACGTGAGATGGTACACTCCGAATTCAGATTGATCCAATTCATTGTGAGACCAATTCCCTCTTTGGAATTCTTCGTGAGACAATTCGTAGTTTAAATTGTCTAACTGGTTTATAATCTCGTCTTTGTTGCTCATCTTGTACGGGATTACACTTTTGCCCATATTTACTTGTCCGGTAATTAAAGACTCTCTTTGTTCAAGAAGTATTGTCGATGTTGTGATTATCTTTTTTGGGCTGTGGCTTGCAGCTTTTAGAAGTATGTCTTCTGTGTTAAACATGTATTGCAAACTGCCGGAAAAATATACGACATCAAAAGGAGTGGCCCCTGTAGGAACCCTGTCGCAGTAAGAAAGACCGGGGATGTCGTTATATATCTTATTACATCTTATGCTTACTTTAGGTAGCTCCACCACCAAAACTTCTACTGGTTGATTAAGCCAATAATCTAGATAGAAGAAGCAAGGATTTATTCCCCCACCAATTTCTAGAATTTTAAGCGTTTGGGTGTTGTTAAATTCTGAAATCTGACTCTTGAAATAAAGATCTCTCGGAGAGGCTGAGTTGGCGGCAGCATAAAAAGGAGGTTCTTTATCTTTAGAGAGATAGGCATCTTTGTATTCAGAATGATAATTAGACATCAATTCGTAGAAGTCTTGTCGCCTATCTTTAAAGTACTGATTTAGCTCTTCCAAGTTATTAAATATACCGTGAAAGGTAGTCTCGAACATAATAATACCTCACATTTCAAATGGAATATCGTCTTTATTATTATCTTCTACAACAAAGCCGTCATCTTTTTGTTTAACAACTTTTCTTATTTCATTACGAGTAGATTTTTCCGATATTCTACCAGTCTCTCCTCGCATAGCCATGCTGATATAATCACTGTCGGAGAGTCCGGGGCCGTGTCTGGCAACGATTGGAACCAGCTTTTTGTTTCCGTATTGATCCCCGTCTTCTGCTATCTCCTCATCACTCTTATTTTTAAAAATACTAAAACTTGTACATAGCCATATCAATCGGTCAGAGCCACTAACGACATCGGTGGACTCTTTAGTTATACCGTCTCTGTTCAGTTGAACAAAACTAAGACAAGGGCAGTCGTACTCAACGCAGAAGTTGTGAAGCGATGTTATCTGAAAACCAAGCGCTTGAAACTCCTGAACATTATTATTGATAGTGTCCGATGTCATCAATTTAAGGTAGTCATATATCACCAAGCAGTTGTTGGTTCTTCCGTTTTCATCAAATCCAACGGTCTTGATAATCCATCTACGCATGAGAGATAGAATTTCGTCAAATCCCTTGCCCGATATATTAATATAGTCGTATGGGATACTCTCTATCTTGTTGGCAGCTTTCTCAATCTTGGCTTTACCGGCCTTAGTTTTGAAACACTTACCCGTAGCTATATCATTGATATCTATACCGCTAAGGCTGGCAAGTATCCTGTTTAGATGGTCCTCTTTTGACATCTCTGTGTCTAGCATTAAGACGGGTATTCGCAATTTACCCGCAACATGCATGGCGACGTTATCCCCAAACATGCTTTTCCCTACTTTTGGTCTTGCTGCAATTAGATCCACGCACTTTCTTCTAAAGCCCCCACCTATACTAGAATCGAACCTTTGATACCCGCTGGGGATTCCAAGTATGTCGGAAGGGTTCTCTTCCAGATGCTGTATGTATTGTTCTATGTCCCGACCAAGAGGAAGTGGTGTGCTATCTTCCTCTCTGTTTAATGAGGAGGAAAAATCCAAGATGGGTTTTTCAGCGATATTTATTATCTCGCTGATTGTCTCGTCCCCATCTATTGTAGAAACATCGTTGTAGATCTCCTTTGAAATCTTCTGTAGATCTCTGGCAAGATGTAGCTTTCTCACCTTTACAGCATGAGGTCTGACATTCTCTAGCTTGATAGGAAAGTTGTATATAGCCCTGAGATGTTCAAGACCTGTTTTGGTGTTAAGATTCTCTTGCAGATTAAGGTCATTCGCAGCGGCGAGTATCGAAGATATGTCTATATGATCAGACTTTTCAAGAACCTTACAAAGGCACTTGTAGATTATCTGATTTTCCTCGATAACAAAGCTGTCAAATTCAACTACACCGTTAACATCCACAAAAGCGTCTGAACCATGTGAGCATATCCCTGACAGGATGGCTCTCTCAGCGGCTGGGTTATTTAGTAAGTTCACTTTTATCTTCTCATTATACAGCTATCGCATTTATAATTCTCTCTCACGAGAGACGGGCTGATTTTAAACTCCTTGTTACACGAAGAACATTGGATTGATGTCTTTTTGAATGGCTGTCTTGTTCTCTCTACCGGGGGCTTAACTGCTAAAATTTTATCCAGTTCACGATCTTCAGGTGCTTCGGTCCCATCATCAACAAAAGTATTTTCTCTATCTCTGATTTCCAGAGGTTCTGCTCTGGAATACTTTGAAGGTTTTCCAGAGGATCTTGTAGAGGTTATGAAATCTTCAGCATCAGAAGACGAATCTGACACCACCTGTTTCAGAAGAGGATCTTGGGTATCAACGACCTCTTCCCGAGAAACTATTTCCCCGGTGAGGTCATAAAAACCTTCTGACACCAAATCCATATCTTCTTTTTCTATACCGGCCTTTATTTTTTCTATCGGGGTCATGAATAAGCCTTTCTTTTTGCTAGCTCTAGCAGAGACTCCCCCATCCTTCGAACATCTCTGATTTTTTCAGACATTCTATCCACTCTAGCCTGAGCATGTTTCCTTATATTGTCAATTTTTACAGCAAATTCGTTGTTATTTATTACGTGCTGTTGTTTTATTTCATGTTTCATATACTTGTCAAACTGTCCCATCTCATTAGCGACAATTTGTCTTAGAGTGTCGTTGGCATAATTTAGCTTCACTAAGTTTTGGTTATACTCTTCCTGTAGGTAGTTCGCATAAGCAAATACGACATAAGATCCAGCGACACAATCTTCAGAAGATAGATCTTTAAGATCCCCTATTTTCATATTCAGCACACCAACAGCCTCAACATTAAAACCTACAGCACAAAGGTGCTTGGCGTTAATGTAGTCTTCTACCGACTTCTCAAATCTAGCAAGTCTTTCAGACGCCGTTAATTTTTCGTGTCCAGACATCGTCGCTTTCAGAATATTTCAGAACCACTATTCTCAGGGAATTCATTTCACACCAGTCTATCTTGTCCCTGTCCCTCTTTCTGGAACGGTAATACTCACCCTTGGTTTTGTGGTAAAAAGGAACAAATTCATAATGTTGTTGTCCATGAACTTCTATTACCAGCTTGTGTGATGGAATAAAAAAGTCTGCGTAGAGGAGGGATTTTCTGCTCTGTGTATTGCTACCCGGAAGAGACACCTCCTCTAAGATCCTATCTCTAGGAAACAGTTTGCGGAGAATGGCTCTGGCTCTTAGATGGTTCTTGGATCGGTGCCTTTTGTCATCTTTATCTGGAACGTATTTTGTTAGGTTCCATTTTTTGCTATTGCCATCAAAGCCTACAATCTTCACAAGATATCTTCTAACTCCTTATGCAGCAATTGCATAATGTCTTCATTTTCACTCATGAACTCATACAATTTGTCTTGGCCTTGAAATTTTTTTTCCACCATTTCTGAATATTTTTCTTTGTGGTTTTCAAGGAATTCACATCTATACCAAGCTCCAGCTTTTGAAATCAGACCAAATTCAATTCCCATCATTATGAGTTCTTGAATTTTGTCAACACCCATTCCGTATCTTATCCAGCTTTGGGCAGTAGAGTTTGGAAACCCTCCAGCCGAGGAGCATAAGACTTTCCAGTTGACCTGTTGTCCTATACATTTCCCCTTGGCTTCCCAAGGTTTTATGTATTCTATTATGAGGTTTGTGTCAGCTTGGTATTGTATCTTTTTTCCGCCGTCAGCTAGTTTGGTTTTTCTACCCATACCGCTGGTATTTGCAATGTAGTGAGTTATAAGAATTATAATTGCTCTTTGTTTGGTCACTACATTAGACAGTCGTCTGGTAAAAGATGCTAGAATTTTAGGGAGTCCCGCTCTGAATTGACCACTGACATCTTCTACCAATTCTCTTTCTGGAATTAATGCAGAAGCTGAATCAATAATAACGACACACTCTGGTTCGCCACTCACATATTTTACAACAATATCCAGATATTCCTCCGCACTCATAGGTTCGGCTGTGGATTCAACCACGCGAACCTTGTTAACTTGCAACCCCTTTACACCGCCAAGATTCATAGCCTTCAGTCGGCCTTCCGCATTGATAAAAATAACGGGTCTCGATCCGTTTTCTTCTTTTTGACAGTTTGCGGCAAATTGTAAGGCCGTTGTTGTCTTGCCGGTTTTAGGTTCTCCTGTAAAGATAACCCAGCTACCCTCTCTAATACCACCCCCCAGCGCAACGTCTATAGCAGGGCTAACGGATATAACTTTTAGATTAGAACTCTCTTCAAAAACATCTAAGCCATCTCTTACTACATATCCGTACTTTTTTATAATCTCTTTTGTGGCGGCGTCATCAAAAACTGTCTTCTTGATTTTAGACATCTAGATCTCGCAGTTTGTTTATTTTACTTCTCTTACCAAATGGTTTTTGAGGAGTCTTTACATCGTTAGAATCTGGAAGTTGTATAACCTGTTCTTCGAAGGCGTCGAGCCTGTTTAAAATGTCCTCTTCCGATTTTATTAGATCTACTAACGAAGGAAATCTAAGAGAATATATCTTACAGCCACGACTGCTCTTTAAAGCTTTTATCACCGCTCTTTCATCGTAATCTTCGACAAGGCGGTTGGCCAGTATTATTTGATGAGTATAAGTTTTTTTCCATTTGTCTGTGTTCCAGAATTTGTAAGCCAAAGAACCTTCGTTTGAGTTCTCGGCCATTCTTTGACACATCATCTCGGCTATATATTGAGCCGCTGTGCAGTAGTCTCCAGTAGAAGGTGATTTGTACCTGCTTCTGTCTGTTCTTTTACCAGTCATGTTTAGCTATTAAGCATTCTCCAGCCAGTCGTGGATCTCTAGGCTCAGATGCTTCTGGCTCCAATTCGGGTACTATCCAACTTTTTACGAGCAGAGAACCATTCTCTTTTAAAGCTCCCGCCATGTATAGATGGCGAGTATCGTCACCAAACATGGTTCCAGAAGCCCCCTTGCAAAAATAGTAGCCTATGTCCTCTTCTCCGATTTCTACTTCATGAGATCGAAAAACTAGCTTCATTGATTTAATATAAACACTATTATCATTACAGTAGTTTCTAAGTCTAATCCATGCGCTATTCTCTTTTAAGCCCGGTCTCCCATCGTCCTGATAGACACGCTGGCCATCAGAAAGATCTACCGTCCACATGGCGTTTTTATCTGCGAACTCTCCGACGTAACTATCAAATTCAGTACATATTGTCATGACTATGTCTCTTTTATCCTGTGAATACTTCCTCTGAACGACCTCCCCGCAGTATTTTTATTCTTTATTCTCTCGGCTTTCTTTTCATCAGAGAGCATGGAGGCGTTTTCTGTCATGGTAGTAGCACCACGATCTGTTCTAGCCATAAGATCTGAGACCTTTGGACTGGGGTCATCGTCCTGATCAGGAAGAGTTTCTCTATATTTCTCAACGATTCCAGACGATCTGTTGAGGTCTTTCGACAGATCTTCAGTACTTAATTTCACATTGTTTTTTATATAAAATTTCTCAGCCTTACTAAGCGGCCCACCTTTTGTTTTAGACATCTACCATACTCCTTTCAGCGAGTGATAAAAAGGATCTATTTTTTCCTTCTATGAATTTGTAGTAGTGTTCAAAAACGTTTTTTGAAACTTTTACAAGACTAAAGTCCCTAGACCTCTCTTTGCCCGCAAAGATCCCCCAAGGATCAAATAAAACTCCTCGTCCATACTTTACGTAATAAGTTTCTCTGTTGGTTTGTGAGTTTACAACTTTTTTGCAGTAGGCTTTTGGGTCACCTTCTGTGGTTTCTCTACCCTTGTGAGTGTAGTAGAAGTGTAAATAAGAATCTGGTTCTGGCAGATCTATATCAATGTTGTCATTTTCATGTCGAGCCATTTTCACCTCTGAATTCCGAAATTTTCTTTTGTATTTTACTCAGACAGTCCCATTGATCTTTTCCATCAATGTACAGCAAAAAGTCTTCACGCAGCCCGCACTTGTCCAAGATTTCTTTTTCGACACTTCTAGAGGAGCATTCCCCGGTGTTTAAGATTGTGTGAAGAGATAGATTTATCCTAAGCACTGCTCTATGCGGCTTGTTGGCTTCTTTCATCAGTCTCCCTTTTCTATGAATCTTCGTCTCTGGGAATCTGACATCTTATTTATTTGTCGATTGGAATACTTGCTGTCTTTTTTCCACCAAGGGCCGCTGTCTGACTTGCCGCTCTCTTTTTCTCTTTTTTCACTAAGCTCATAAGAACCCATCTTTTTGGTATTCCTATCAGCCCAATGCTCTACAGTTTGAGGCTCGCCCTTGACGAATATATATCCAGAGCTAATTAGTCTTTCTAACTTGTGCTTTTTGCATGAGGGGCACTTTTTTTTCTTGGCACTCCCCATTTTTTGCTCTATCTCAAACCCTTCTTCACATGAAGAGCATCTATATTCATAAACTGGCATCTTCTTTACTTTTTAATGCATGTTCTAATCGTGATATATACACATCTAAATCTTTAGAATTTCCCTTTACTTTTATTATATCCTCACACAACACTCTTAGTCTGAGAAGATCTTTGGCGAGAGTTTCTACTATCTCGTAACCAAATGCCGGAACCTGCTTTGTTAAATCAATTATCTGATTCAAATTGTCTTCTGAAAGTTTAATAGTCATTAATAAAGCCTGTCTATTATGGCCCCTATAATTGGATTTCTGACTATATCTTCAGCCGTCAATTCCATTATACCAACATTCTGAACCTTGTCAAGCCTTGTTATAATTTCGTTGAAGTCACAGCTAGGTTTGTTTGATAGGTCACTTTGACCAAGGTCTCCATTGATCACTGCTTTGGAGTCCCTGCCCACTCTAGTTATGAACATCTTTATCTGGTCAAAGGTTGCGTTTTGAGCTTCGTCTAAAATCATAAATGAGTTATGAAAGTTTCTACCACGCATGTACTCCAAGGGTACAATCTCAATAATATCATGGTCAAGAAATTTTTTTGATTGCTCTTTGGTAAGATAAAGATCCATCTCTTCCAGAACTGGAATAAGGTATGGGTGTATTTTATCTTTAAAGGAACCGGGTAAAAATCCCAACCCTTGTCTTCCAGACTCTACGACGGGTCTGGTTATTATAATCTTTCTTATTTTAGACTCACTTAGATATTCACAAGCAAGCCCAACTGATACACTAGTTTTGCCGGTCCCTGCTGGGCCATGGCATAGTGTAACTATGTTGTCTGCCATTAAGCGTATGTAATCAGCTTGGTTCTCTGTTTTAGGATGAAGGCGTCTTTTTTTATATTTACGAGCCACTACTCCCGAAGCCTTTCTCGCCTCTTTCTGTTTTATATAGTTCAGTTACCTCTTCAATTTTAACTGTAGGTATTGACTGTATCACCATCTGTGCTATCTTGTCCCCAATTTTTACATCATAACTAACTGGTGCATATGGCCAGAACTGCATTCCGTAACCTGAGTTATGGAGACAGATTTTTATCTCTCCAGTATAGCCACTATCTATAACTCCAGCAAATCTGTGTATTCCTTTACATCCCATTGATGATCTGTCCCATATCAAACCAACAAAACCTTCCGGTATGGAAACAGACACGCCTGTGTCTACTGTGATGGTTTCTAGGTGTTTGATTGTGACAGTTTCGTCCGAATAAAAGTCTATCCCTGCGTCATGTTTGTTTGCCTTGGTGGGCAAGGTGGCTGTGTCGGAGAGGCGTTTTACCTTAAGTTCTATGTGTTTATCATCAACACATTCTAACTTTAGTCGGCCACCGCAAGTGTCGCTACATTTGGGTTTGGGATAAAAGACCATTTGTTAATCCTCTTTGGACTTGTCCTCGCTGTCTCTGGTAGACTCAGCATAATCTACAAAGTCTACATAATTTTCTTTTGATGTGATCAAGTCGTCGTATGGAAATTTGTGAGATATATTGAAGTGTTTGACTTCTGAAGACTCATCGTCTATGTAAGAGAGGTGCATTACAAAACCAATTTTATCACTTTCGGCTTCTTCTATAATGCTACCAACAAAGGTTTCAAATTTTTTTATATCGCTCATATTATTTCACACGCCCCGCCTGAACAGGCTATCTCTTGTTCTAGTTTTGTGTTGTCTTGCTCTTCTATGCATGTTGTATAATCAACCGATTCATACTTTCTTTTTGTATCAAGCCATTCTTTCCAATTATATACATCCTTCATACAGTAGCTTAACTTTTTTACATCACCATTCATATATTTGTCAGCGAACTTTTGACACCTGTTGACCCAAGTCTTTTTGCCGTTACCCTTTACTCTCTCTCCAAGACCCAATAAGGAGTCACAAGCAGCCCAAAGATTGTCTTCCCATAAGTTCAGAGCAACCTCTATCAAACCGCTTACAAACATGGCCCCGTCACCGTAGTGGGAGACCATTTCGCTGGGAAGATACACCGTTGTAAACGGTGCTTGCGGATAGTCTTTGTCTCCACTCACTGGGAGCAGAGAGACACCACAAAAATACCTTCGATTCTTATAGATGAAATTTTCTACTTCATCCCATTCTTCAGGTTTCACGTTGATGGTGTTTGATACGTTATGCTGTAGGAAATCTTTTACACACAGTTTTTCATTACGTCCGGTCATAACCCAGTTCTTTTGGGTGCTCTTTACGTATTCCAAAAGATCTATAGCGCCAACTTTATTTTTTAGCTTTGCGCCATCTGGAACTTCTATACAGAAAGAAACAACATCGTCACTGTCATTCGCAGACCACACAGATTCCTGACAGGCGCGAGGATTTGTCTTTCTGAAATGCTGATATATGCTTTCCATCTTGTTAGCCTGAACGCGACGAATGTATCGCTTGGCATGATGTGGATGTATGCCACTGCTAGTCCCTAGTATGCAGCTAGCAGTGCCTTCTGGTTTTACACAGGTTGTTCTTGAAGCCTGATTGATCCCGATTTTTTCGGCAAACTCCTTGTTGGTTTTCTTGACAATTCTAGCCCCTTCTCTTTGGATTTCTGGGTCTAGACAAAGTTCATGCTGTTCCATTATCCCTGTCATGGAAACACCAAGAAGAGATTCTCTTTTCAAGATTCTTTCGCTAACTTCTCCGAGGTACTTCATCTCAGTAAAGCCAGCTTGTAGTGTTCCAACTATGGCCGCTGCTTTACAGGATTCCAGAAATTCCTCTTTGGTTTTTACTTTAGCGCAATTAACGGTGCTAAGATTGCATGCTTGCCATCCGGTTTTGCCAGTTTCTTCGTCAACGGGATACAGTCCAATTTCCACGCAGGGGTTAACGATAAGCTCTGTCGAATCTGACCAGACAAATCCCGGTTCTCCAAACTCCTTTACCGACTGCATCAAAGAAGAAAATTGTTCAGGAGTCGTTGAATCCCGTAGTAAAAGAGCAGAATTATTAGACCGGCCACGTTGAGGAT